CTCATAACCGAACTAGGTTTTCCTATAGCTGCGGCTATAGGTTTGGGTATGTTTGTTTGGAAACTTATTAACAGAATTATTGATGGTATGGAGACTAAACTTGATACCGTAGATGATAAAGTTAATACATCCATTAATGCCATGGAAGAACGTCTTGGCACAAAACTAGACACACAGCATGGTATTTTAGTAGCATTAATAGATAGAGTTAGATCGTTGGATAATGAAATCATTAGACAAGATACTATGATTAAAACAATGTTAGGAGTTCCGCAACTTATAGATACTAATAAAATATCTAAAGCGGAGAGAAAAGATAAGAGGAAAGACTAATGGCAAGCTATCAAAAAAGAGGACTTACACAAAAACAAATAGAGCAAGAAGAAATAGCTAAAACCAGAATAGTTATATGGTGTTTTTTTATGGGTTCAATCATGGTTTTGATGATTGTGGGACAAAGCCTTGCAGCTGATGAAATGGTACACAAATTTAAATCACCATCATTCTCTGGTATAGGTAGTTCTGCACACTACCTTACAATTGAAAACCAGCAATATACTCGTAAAATGACTGTCAAAGCAGAACTAAAAGCTTTACAAGATGAAATAGAAAGAGACAAAGAAAACACTACACTTGCAAGATTTATTAGAAACTTAGAATCAAGAATTTATGCACAACTATCAAGACAGCTTGTAGAAAACTTATTTGGCGAAACACCTAGTGATAGTGGTGTTTTAACTTTAGAAGGTAATACTATAGAGTATAATGTTGTAGACGGTATCATAACTTTAAACATAACAGACTCAGATGGCAATACGACAACTATATCTCTTCCTATCGGTAGCTTTACTTTCTAGCTGTGCGATAACTATAGATCCGTTAGACAACAACCTACCACCATTTCAAAAAATAGAAAAACCAGAAATAGGTTTATTGCTTGTACCTGAACTTGCAAACATACAATCTGCAAACAAAGCAAAACCAGTTATTGCTATATATACAGGGTCGTTTGCAGACCAAACAGGACAAAGAAGAAGCAACAGCTCTTATGCAACCTTTTCATCTGCAGTAACACAAGCACCAGACGCATACCTTATAAGAGCCTTAAAACACGCAGGTAGTAATAAAGATGGTTTTTTTGATGTAGTTGAGCGCGTTGGTTTAGACAACGTAACCAAAGAACGCCAAATTATAAGAAGCGCTAGACAACAAAACAAAGATAAACAGAAGCTTCCAGATTTATTGTTTGCTGGTTTGATTATGCAGGGTGGCGTGATATCATACGAAAGTAATATAAAGAGTGGGGGTGCTGGTGCTAGATACTTAGGCATTGGAATGTCTAGGCAATACAAGCAAGATACCGTCACCATATCTTTACGAACTGTATCTGTAAGTACAGGTAGAGTGTTACTAGAGGTATTAGTAACGAAAACAATATTAAGTGCATCTATCGATCAAGATGTTTTTCGTTTTATTACTGACAGCACCGAACTAGTAGAAATAGAAAACGGTTTAGTCAGAAACGAGTCAATCAATATAGCACTACAGACAGCAATAGAAACTGCTGTGCTACAAACAATTAAGGAAGGAACAACCAGAGGATATTGGAAAATAGATGAACAAATTAAAACTATTGATTGCGATGATGATTGTGTCGCCTCTTTACGCGGCTGACAACGAAATATATATTGACCAAAGCGGTAATACAGCAAACATTGACTTAGAACAACTTGGATCAGGTAATATTATAGGTGGGTTACAATCTTCTGCAGGAAGTATGACTCCTTTAGATTTAGATGGTATAAGCCTAACATTAGACATAAATCAATTAGGCGATACTAACAAATTTCTAGGTGATATATACGGTGATTCTGTAACAGGATTATTTGAGTTTGATGGTGATAGTAATACTTTTACTATACAAGCTGACCCTACAAATACTTTTGGTATTGATAACTCTAACTATAATGTTGATGTTACTGGTAGCACTAATACATTTACACTTGACACAGGAACAACAGCTTTAGCATCTGGCCTTGATTTAGATTGGGTTATTAACGGTGACGGCAACACTTTTGATTTTGATATAAACTATGATGGTGCTACTAACTATGTTGATGTAGACGGAGATAGTAATACAGTAAACTTTACAGGAAGCGGATATGCAGGCGGATATTTTTATCTTGACCAAACAGGCAACAGCAGAACTTTTAATATACAGCAACTAAGTACCCAAGATAATGACTGGCTTAAAATTATATCTAATGGCAACAATGGTACTGTTTGCGTCATTCAAAACGACCAGGGTACAAGCACAAGCTGTTGATGTAGGAAACATATCTGAATTAACTGGCAAAGCTAGTGTTGTTAGGGATAAACCTTATAGCGCTGAACTAGCATTTAACATTCAACAAAATGATGAAGCTGTAACGACAGATGGTCGTATGGCTATTAGGTTTTTAGACGACTCACAAGTAAAACTAACCGAACATTCGCAACTTACCATAGACGAATATATCTTTGACCCTAACCCTAGTAAATCTAAAATGGCTATTACTTTTGGTTTGGGTACAGCTAGGTTTATTACTGGTGGTCTAAACAAGATAGATAAAAACAATATAGATCTTAAAACTCCTACTGCAAACATAGCAATTCGCGGTACTGATTTTACAGTCACGGTAGACGAAATTGGCAGGTCTTTGCTGATACTTTTGCCAGATGAGTTTGGTAATTCTAGTGGTGAGATATTAGTAACTACAGCTATGGGTACGGTCACACTAAACAAACCTTATGAAGCTACAACAGTAGATGTGTTTGAAAAGTCACCTACACCGCCTGTAATCTTAGACTTAACACTAGAGCTAATAGACAATATGCTTATTGTTAATCCACCTAAAGAAGAAGTAGTTATAGAAGAAAACGTACAAACACAAAAGAAAAATATACTAGATTTCAATGACTTAGATGTAGATTACTTAGATGAAGATTTTTTAGATTCAGACAAAGAATTAGAGTTTACAGAGTTAGATATAAACTATCTTGATGTAAACTTCTTAGAAGATTTGCTAGATGTTATAGACGCACTACAAGAAATAAAACAAGAGGATCAGTTAGCACAAGATGCTACATCTACAAACATAGTTGGTACAAAGCTAGGACAAGACTTACAAACACAAATAACATCTTTTGTAACAGGCGAAGTATTAACGCTTATCCGTAGTGTTAGTGATACTGCTAGAGTAGATATAAATTCTTCTGGTAGTTATACTGTTATTTTTATACAAGACGGAACATCAAATATTGTAAAGATAAATGGTGGTTCTAGCAGCACTATCAAAATCACGCAAAGTAATTGATGAAGCGAATACTATTTACCATACTTATAATACTAGGATTGCCTTTAGCATTTCAAAGCACGCCCACAGAAATACTAAAACTAAAAGTCTTTGATTATCTTGTGCCTGAACAACAACCATCTGGTTACTTTACTATTCTAAACATTACCGAAGAAGATATAGATGCAGAAGGCGGCTGGCCAATACCAAGACAAAGACTAGGTGAAATACATAAACAAATTATAGATGCTGGTGCGCTAGGCGTAGGTTGGGTTGTTAGTTTTCCTCATCCAGATAGATTTGGAGGTGATGAATTTTTTGCAGACTCTCTTGTTTATGGTACATCTATTTTGGCTTCATTTGAATACCAAAATCAAATATACCCAAAAACTGTTGGCACGGTAATCAAAGGTCCTGATGTTGGTGGTATGCTAGCAAAGGGTGTGGTACAGAATACTCACAACCTCAGAAGAAACTATATACAAGAAGGTATATCTGCTGCACCCACCGATCTTGACAATCTAGTTAGACGTATACCCTTACTATTTAGAACACCAGACGGTTATGTTAGTTCCTTTGGCACAGAAGTATTAAAAAGTTTAGTAGGCGCAAAAACTTACATCATTACAACCAATGATATTGGTATACAAGAAATATCGGTGAGAGGATTACCGCCAATTAAAACAGACAGTCTTGGTCGTAAATGGATTAGTTGGGTAGATACACCACAAACAAATTTACAAGAATTAGATGTTGCAAATAAATTTGTATTTGTTGGTATAACTGCACCAGGAATCATGCCACAAGTTGCAACACCAACTGGATTATTAGAGCCACATAAAATTCAAGCAGCATTATCTGAGTCAATATTAATAGAAAACTCACCAAGAATTCCAGATTGGTCATTAGCAGCCGAAATTTTAATTTTTGGAATTTTTGTGTCGCTGACATGGCTCACAATAAATTATCTCGGTGTAGTTAAGGGTCTAAGTATAGCTGTAATTTTGCTCTTTACTACAGGCTTCTCAGGAGTTTTTAGCGTTCAGAAAGGCATTTTGTTAGATTTTTCGTGGACTTTTATCTCACAAATCATAACCTCTACTGTTGCCTTCTATGTAAACTACAAAAAGCAATATAAATTGCGTCAACAAATCAAAAAACAGTTTGAACATTATTTAGATCCAAGACAAATAAAACGATTACAAGATAATCCTGAGTTACTAAAACTTGGTGGTGAAAAAAAAGAAGCAACATTTTTATTTACAGATGTTAGAGGTTTTACATCTTTGTCAGAAAAACTAGCACCAGAAGAAGTAACCAAGATTATGAACAAAGCTTTGACCATACAATCAGATGCAGTACAAAAACATGGTGGCATGGTAGATAAATATATTGGTGATGCAATGATGGCTATATTTAATGCGCCAATAGATTTAGATAATCATAGAAGTAAAGCCGTAGAAACTGCTATAGAAATAAAAAAAAATATGAAGAAAGCAAACTTAGGCATTGATATCGGCATAGGTATAAATACTGGCACAGCTGTTATTGGTAACATGGGTAGTGATACAAGGTTTGATTATTCTGCTATAGGAGACTGCGTAAATACAGCAGCAAGACTAGAATCAGCTACTAAAGAAGTAGGAAAAGATATATTGATTGGCTATTCTACTGCCATAAATTGTAAATTTGAGTTAAAATTATTGAAACCGATAAGTGTCAAAGGCAAAAGCCAGAAACTGTCGATATATACAATACAGGAATAAACATTATGCCAATGGTAGGAAAAAAGAAATACTCATACACTAAAGCTGGTATGAAAAAAGCAAAAGCAGCTGCAAAGAAAGCTGGTAAAAAAGTGTCATACAAAAAGAAAAAATGATTGACAAACTAATAGGTCCAGTAAGCGATATAGTCAGTAAGCTAGTTCCTGATAAGGACTTACAAGCAAAACTAAACCATGAACTTAAAACCGAACTACATAAAGCAAATATGGCTCAGATTGAGATTAATAAAATTGAAGCTGGTCATAAGTCTATATTTGTTAGCGGATGGCGGCCTTTTGTGGGCTGGACTTGTTCTATTGCTATGCTTTATCATTTTTTGCTCCAGCCTCTCATCGTCTTTGCATTATCAGCAGCTGGAGTATCTTTTGTATTACCATCCTTTGACATGGGATCGTTAATGACTGTATTAATGGGTATGTTAGGACTTGGTGGTTTACGAACATTTGAAAAAACCAAAGGGATTGCAAGAAAATGAGCTGGGATAACTTTAAGCTAGAAGAGTTTGCTTGTAAGCATTGTGGCGAAAACAAAATTGAACATGAATTGATAGATAAGCTACAAGCCCTTAGAACTGATTGTGGTTTTCCATTTAAGATAACAAGTGGCTTTAGGTGTGCAGACCATCCTGTAGAAAAAAACAAAACAAAACCAGGAACACACGCGTTAGGTTTAGCAGCTGATATAGGTGTTAGAGGTAAACAAGCATTAGAAATTATATCTAAAGCTACAAACTATGGGTTTACTGGTGTTGGTGTAAACCAAAAAGGTAGCGCTAGGTTTATACACTTAGATATATCAAAAGATTCACAAGGTCGACCAAGACCACATATTTGGAGTTACTAATGGATCCATTGATGTATTGGAACATTATTATTACTCTAGTAATTGCACCTATAATACATGGTATAAGAACAAACGCGACAGAATTAAAAAGAGTTGATATACTACTCAATAAGACTCGAGAAGAAGTAGCTAGAAACTATGTTACTAAAGAAGAATTTGCAATAAGCATAGATAGAGTTATAGATCGTTTAGATAAACTAGACGCAAAGATGGACAAATTAATTACAGGTTAAATATGGCAGTAGGATTTCCAAAAACAAGCAATATGTATAATGATGAGTTTTTAAAAACTCTACAAGAAGTGTCACCACCAGACATGGCTGGTGACTTTAGTTTTGACTTTGGAGATCGTTTACCTCCAGGATTTAGACCTGGCCCAGGTTTTACACCACCTCCAGGGTTTAGACCTCCACCAGGTTTTAGACCTACACCAGGTTATATGCCACCAGGATATTATGACCCAACACAAGGTCCTACATTAGGTCCAGATGAGTTTGGTAGTTATTCAATACCTTTTTCAGACCCAACATATAGTTCTGGTTTTAATTACGCACGTTCTATAGCAGGCGGCATACCAATGTCACAAGTTATTGCACCAGGCGTAAGTTATTCACCAGATCAACCAATGGGTTATACACAAGAACAACTAAATACACCTATTGGTACAACACCAACTATACCACCTACAACCCCGCCTACAACTCCACCTCCACCAGATGACCCTGGATTTTTCGGTGGTATCGGCGGTGTAACAATACCAACACCACCTCCGCCTCCTGGCTTCTTTAATATATTTGGTGGCACACCACCATCTGGCGCTTTTGGTGACTTTTTAACTAATCTATTAGGAGGAATGGGTGAAGGAACAGGTGGTACAAAAGGACCAGGTACAACAGAACCAGAACCTATCAATGTTGGAGGCCCAGTAGTGCGACCTGGTGGACAACCACCTTTATTAGTTGGAGGCCCAGTTGGTTCGCCTGTACAACCTATCGATGTTGGAGGCCCAGTAAAACGACCTGGCGGACAACCACCTTTGAATGATGTACGACCTGATGTAATGGCTAATTTGGTAGGAGGCATAAGCAACCCTATGGGTATAACACCAATTGCACCCCCTATGGGTGGTATGGGTGGTATGGGGTTACCTTCTCTTCCACAAGCACCTTTCGTTCCTGACTTAGGTTTACAAGGACCAGGTGGCGGTAGATTTTCTGTAGATCAATTACCTATGGGATTAATTTAATGTCGGTATCACACGAAGAAGTAGTTAAAGCTGCACAAGCTGAACAAATACTAAATAGTGATGTTTTTAAAGAAGCTATAGAAAATCTTAAAAACGAATACATAACACATTGGTTAAACTCACGGGAGATTGCAGATGTTACTGCAAGAGAAGATATCCACAGATCATTACTGTTATTACCAGAGGTTGAAAGACATCTGCGTATCATTGCAGAGAAAGGTAAGCTAACAAAAGCTAATATAAACAAAATTAGAAAAATCGGCTAAACCTTCCCTTTTTACACATTATTGTTATAAAATACTCTTAAATACAATTAAGGAGTATTTATATGAGCAATAACGGAAAACCGACTGCTTTACAAACTGATAATGAAGTTGCTGCTTCTATGTTTGAAAGTTTCTTAACCCCTGAAGAGGATAAGGTTGAGGATGCAGTCACAGAAACAAAAGAAGTAGTAGAAGAAGAAGTCCTTGAAGAAGAACTTGAAGCAGCTGAAACTCTTGAAGAAGATGTAGAAGATGATGAAGAGTTTGACGAAGAGGACGAATTAGATGAAGAACAAACCGATGTTGAAGAGGAAGCTCAGCAACCTCAAATATTTACTGTAAAAGTAGATGGTCAAGAAGTTGAGGTGACGCAAGATGAACTCATCAACGGATATTCTCGTCAGCAAGATTATACGCGCAAGACACAAGAACTCTCTCAACAGCGTAAGACTATTGAGCAGCAGCAAGCAGAGTTAGCGCGAAGAGATGCGATTTATTCGCAGTTGTTACCGAAGATGGAAGCCCAATTAAAGGGCGAACTGGCTAACGAACCAGATTGGAACGCTTTGTATGAAGATGATCCTGTTGGTTATGTTCGCGAAAAACAACTTTGGGATGAAAAGAAAGAAAAGCATAATGCTGCCAGCGCTGAACAGCAAAGACTTCAACAAGAAGCTTTTGCTCAACAGCAACAACAGATTGCACAATTTGTTGAATACGGTAATCAAAAGCTTCTTGAAATAATCCCTGAGTGGCAAAACCAAAAGGTCGCCACAAAAGAAAAGTTGGCTATAAGCGAATATGCCGTGAATACTTTAGGTTACACACCTGAAGAAATTCAACAGGTTTATGATTATCGTGCTTTGCTTGGTTTAAGAAATGCTTGGTTAAACTCTAAAACAGTTGAAGCCACAAAGAAAAAACCAATACAAAAAGCACCAGCAAGAGTTGCTAGACCTGGTACTACTAACCGACCAAAAACGACAGCACCTGTGAAAAAAGCAAAACAAAGGTTGGCCAAAACTGGGAAAACCTCAGATGCGGCTAAAGTATTTGAACAATTAATTTAAAGGAATATAACAATGGCTAAAGTAACAAACGCCTTTGATACATATACAGCTACTGCTGACAGAGAAGATTTAAGTAATATTATTTACAACATTTCTCCAATGCAAACACCGTTTATGTCATCAATCGGTAAAAGAAATATTAAAAACGTAGTATTTGATTGGCAGACAGAAAGTCTACCTACTCCAAGTGCCACTGGACAGCTTGAAGGTTTTGAACTATCAAGAGCTGCTTCTACAGCTACAGCAAGAGCAAGTAATGTTGCTATGATTTCAGCTAGAGATGCAACTGTAACAGGTTCACAAGAAGCTTCAGATGCAGCTGGTAAGAGATCAGAAATGGCTCACCAACTTGCTATTATGGCTAAGGCACTAAAAAGAGATATGGAAGAAGCTCTATGTCAAAAAGGTGCTAAAACAACTGGTAATGCTACAACAGCTAGATTAACTGGTGGTTTTGAATCTTGGATTACAACTAACGATTCAAGAGGAACTAACGGTGCTTCTACTGGTGGCGGTGCTGCTCCAACAGACGGAACACAAAGAGCATTAACAGAAACTTTATTAAAAGATGTTTTACAACTTATGTTTGCTAGTGGTGCAGAGCCAAACATGGCAATCTGTGGTCCTGTTAACAAGCAGAAGATTTCTGCTTTTACAGGTAGATCACAAGCTAGACAATTTGTTGATGCAAACACAGTCGAAGCTTCAGTGGCAATCTATTCATCTGACTTTGGTGAACTAAAAATCGTTCCATCAAACAGATCAAGAGAAAGATCATTGTTGTTAGTAGACCCAGAGTTTGCAAAAGTGTCATACCTAAGAGATTTCCAAACTATTGATATCTCAACAATAGGTGATGCTGAGACTAAAATGATTATTTGTGAGTACGGATTAGAAGTATCTAATGAAGCTGCTCATGGTGTCGTTGCAGACTTAACAACATCATAAGTTTAGTTAAATAAGCTTTAAGGGAAGTTTCGGCTTCCCTTTTTTTTGTGCTAAAATCTCTACATGGCAAAAACTACATTAATAAATCATAAGACAGGGTTGCAATCTATCTTTGCAACTGAAGATGATAAGGTTGTATATCAAACAAAACAAAATATTCAACCAACATTAGAATATGTAAAAAACTTATCTGAAAATGCACCAGGTAAAGATTTTCGTCATATAGCAGAAGTACCCATGGTAATATATCAAAAGGCACTAAGAGAGGGTTGGGCCAAAGATTCTGCACAATGGAAGAAATGGTTAAACCATTCTGATAACAAACCCTTTAGGACATGGAAAGGCAAAGTATGACATACAGCGAACTAAAAACTAATATTGCAAATTTTTTAAACAGATCAGATTTAACAGACCAACTTGATTTTTTTATTGATGCAACTGAATCAGAGTTTAATAGAAGATTAAGAACTAAGGATATGATTAAACGGGCAACTGCTACAGCAGACGCACAATATATGTCATTACCAACAGACTGGTTGGAAGCTATTAATGTAGAAATTACATCAAATAATTTTAGACCATTATTTCAACAATCTATTGAATCATTAGATGTATACAGAAAAGCTAATAACAATGTAACTGGTCAACCTATTTATTATGCAATCGTAGATAATTCATTAGAGTTAGCACCTACCCCTGACACAAGTTATACGCTACAATTGACATACTATGGCACTATTGATGCTTTAAGCAGTTCTAATACAACGAACTTTATATCCACAGGATATCCAGATGCTTACTTATATGGTGCTTTAAAACACGCTTCTATCTATCTAATGGAAGATAACAGAGTGCCGTTATTTACAGCACAGTTTGAAAAAGCATTAGAAGAGATGAGAATGGAACAAGAGAAAGCAGAGTTTGGCAAAGGATCTCTAATACAAAGAAGAAGAACTTATGGCAAGTCTGGTAAAAAAATGTATTATTGGAATAATAATTAGGAGATAAAATGGCTGGATTTAGTGATTATTTAGAGGACAAAGTATTAGACCATGTATTTGGTGGTAATGCTTATACAGCACCAGGAACATTATATGTTGCTTTATATACTGTAGCACCTACAGATACAGGTGGTGGTACAGAGGTATCAGGAGGAGCTTATGTAAGAAAAACAGCAGCTTTTACCGTGTCTGGTACAAACCCAACCACAGCAACTAACTCAGCTGCGGTTGAATATCCAACAGCTACAGCAAACTATGGTACAGTCGTTGCAGTAGGTATATTTGACGCTTTAACAAGTGGTAATCTAATGGCTTATGCAAACTTAACAGCTTCTAAGACTGTAAGTTCAGGCGATGTATTTAGATTTGACGCTGGCGATTTAGATATAACATTAGCATAACATCATGGCCTCAGTAGGCTATGGCTTATACACATACGGGAAGTCCAATTACGGAACTCCCGTTTATCATTTTGGTGCTGCCACAATAGCACAAACATCATCTGCAACAGCAGATGGTAGATTTGTTATTACTGGTGCATCAACCATAGCAGCAGTTTCTTCTGCAACAGCAACAGGTAGACAGATAGATCGCGGACAAGCGGTTATTGGTGCAGTATCTAGTGTTACAGCTGTTGGTACACAAATAGACAGAGGCGCTGCAACTATAGCAGGAACGTCTGGATTTACAGCTGTTGGCAGACAAATAGATTTAGGTTCTGCAACTTTATCAGCAAGTTCTGGTATGACAGCCACAGGTCATCAAATAGACCGTGGTGTAGTTATAGGACCAGCTATATCAGGCATGACAGCTACAGGAAGGTTTACTGTAGTTGGTGAAGGAACATTTGCAGAAACCAGTGGATTCAATGCAATAGGTGGACTTGTTATAAGAGGTGCATCTGTAATTGCACAAACAAGTGGATTTAATGCAATTGGTGGTCTAAAATGGGAAGATATTATTGTTCCTGGTGAGACTTGGACCGATCAAATAGTAGCAGACGAAACTTGGACAGAACAAACTAATCCAAGTACATCATGGACAAACTTAGGCGAACAAGACGCAGCTTAGAGGAATTTTTTTATGGCAGATACATTTACAACAAATTTAAACTTAACAAAACCAGAAGTAGGCGCATCTACTGATACATGGGGTACAAAGATTAATAATGATCTTGATGATGTAGACGCGTTATTTAGTTCTACTGGTACTTCAGTAGCTATGAACCTAGACGGAGCAGTAATAGATAGCTCTGTTATTGGTGGAACTACAGCAGCTGCGGGATCATTTACAACTTTATCAGCAAGCACATCTATAACAGGCACACTTGCTACAGCAGCTCAAACTAACATCACCAGCGTAGGCGCATTAAACGGTGGTTCAATAACCTCAGGATTTGGAGCTATAGATAACGGTTCTTCTAATATTACTACTACAGGTGCTATTAGTGGTGGCACATTGGCAGGAACTTTATCTACAGCAGCTCAACCTAACATTACAAGTGTTGGAACTCTTACAGGTTTTACTTCAACAGGTATTGATGACAATGCTAGTTCTACAGCTATAACTATTGATAGTAGTCAAAATGTTGGTATTGCAACGAGCAGCCCCTCATATCCTTTTCATGTTACTGGGTCAGGAGACACTGTTGCAGCAGTGACAGCAGGAGCATCATCTTTAGCTGCATTAAATTTAGGTAACGACACAAATAAAGCTGATGGTGGTATACGTTATGATAATAGTGCTAATGCTTTAATATTTAGATCATCAAATGCTGAGAAAATGAGAATTAGCTCAAGTGCTTTGTTGGTGGGTGGTACAAGCTCTGCTGCTAGTGCTGAAAAATTAGCAGTTTTAGGTGGGTCATCAACTGGTGCTTATTTCTCTGTAGAAGCAACACATACATCAGCTTTTGGTGCAATAAAATGGCGTAATGGTAATGGTGAAATTGGATCTATTTCATTTGCAGCAAGTGCTGTTGCCTACAACACTTCATCAGATGCAAGATTAAAAGACGTTACAGGCGAAGCTAGGGGTTTAAAAGTAATTAACGAACTTAACCCAGTTTCATATAACTGGAAAGCAGATGGCAAAGCTGATGAGGGTTTGATAGCACAAGCAGTACAAGAAATAGTGCCAAATGCAGTAAGCCAAAATGATGATGGATACTATCAAATGGATTACAGCAAATTAGTAGTGCATTTAGTTGCAGGAATGAAAGAACAACAAGCACAGATTGATGCTTTACAATCTGAAATTAACTTATTAAAAGGAGAGTAAAATGGCAATATCATATTCTTGGGACGTTTCAACAGTTGATACTTACCCAACACATAACAGCCAAAGTGACGTTGTCTATAACGTACATTGGAGATTAACCGCAGAAGATGATGCTAACCAAGATGCTGAGGGTAACAACAACATAGATTCTGTTTATGGCGCACAATCTGTAGATACTGCAGATTTATCAAGCTTTACAGCTTTTGCAGATTTATCTGCTTCAACTGTACAAGGTTGGGTAGAAACAGCTCTAGGTGCTGATAAAGTGACAAGTCTTAAATCTGCACTAGATGCACAATTAGTTGAAAAAGTCACATCAACATCTGTCACTAAAACTATAGGTTAAACAATGGCACTATTGCCTGTAACTCCTCCCGCTGGCATAATTAAAAACGGCACTGACTATGCTAACAAAGGTCGTTGGGTTGACGGCAATCTTGTGCGTTTCGAGAACGGGTTTTTAAAACCTGTTGGTGGTTGGTCTAAATTAAGAAATACAGCATTAACTGGCGAACCTATAGGTATGTATGCCTATAACGATAATGTTGGCAATCCTGTTTTAGCAGTTGGTACAAGACAAAAAGTATATGTTTTATACAACAATACTTGGACCGATATAACACCATCTGGTTTTGTGAATGATTCAGCCGCTGATCCTTTAGGTTATGGTGCATACAATTGGAGTGCAGAAGATTATGGTGATGCTAGAAGTCAATCTGGATTACCATTAAAACAAGGTCATTTTTCTTTTGATAATTGGGGGGAACATTTAATTTTTTGTTTTTCTGGTGACGGTAAAATATATCAATGGCGACCAGAATCACAACCAGGGGGTACTACAGATACCATAGCTACAGCAGTAACAAACGCTCCTACAGGCTGTCAGGCTGTCCTAGTGACCAATGAAAGGCATTTAGTCGCAATTGGTTCAGGTGGCGACCCTAGAAAAGTATCTTGGAGCGATAGAGAAAATAATACAAACTGGACATCTCAAGCCACTAATACAGCTGGTGATGTACAAATACCTACAGGTGGTCGTGCATTATTAGCAGTGAAATACCAAAACGATGTCATAGTCTTTAGTGATACAGGTATAGATAGAATGAGCTATGTAGGCTCACCTTTTATTTATGGCATTTCAGCAGCAGGTGTAAACTGTAAAGCAGTAAGTAGACGATCAGTTGTACAAACAGGTAACTTTGTTGCGTGGATGGGTGAAAACTCATTCTTTGTTTACGATGGTGTTGCCAAAGAAATCAAATGCGATGTGCATGATTTCGTATATGACAACTTAAATGTAACTGGCAGGCAGTCGTGCTGGGGTGGACACAACTCTAACTTTAACGAAATATGGTGGGGTTTTCCTGTGGGTGATGGACAATACACACCAAACAAATATGTTATTTGGAATTATTTAGAAAATACTTGGTCTATAGGGTCATTAGATAGAGGTTGTTGGGTTGACCAAGGTGCGTTTGACTATCCTATAGCTGCTGACTCAAGCGGTTTTGTATACGAACACGAATCAACAACATTGGCTAAATCACCTAACTTAAATGGTACTGCGCCTTTTTGTACTAGCGGTCCAATAGAATTAGGTAATGGTAATAACTATGTGCAATGTAGTCAGATTATTCCAGACGAAGAAGCAAACACATTACCAGGTGTAACAATAAGTTTTAAAGGTAAGTTTACCCCGCTAGGCAGCGAAACAGACTTTGGTAGTTTTACCTTTGACAACGATGGATATACCGATGCTAGGTTTACAGCACGACAAGTGCAAATGACTGTAACAGGTAGCACAACACAAGACTTTCAAGTTGGTAATATAAGACTGAACGTAAGAACCAGGGGTAGAAGATAATGGATTTATCCTCACAAAGACAATATTTACAAAGAGCAATCAATGTTAAGTATTCTTTTTCAGCAACTACGCAGCAAACAATATATACAGCGCCAAGCGGAGGCGATTTTGATTTTGCTATTATACAAGGTTTTTTAGCTTGCGATCATGGTAATCAACAAACCAATTTAGATGTGTCTGTTACAGATACAAGTTCTAACGAATTTTTTATATATAAACAAAAAAATATAGCAGCACACGCTACTGAAGAATTACAAACAAACGCAGGCATTATTTTAAAACAAGGCGAAATATTAAAGGCACAAGTAAACCATGCTAATATAGATTTATATTTAAGTATCGTAGAATATGCAAAAGGCGACTAATAACGTAATTGATATAAACCAAGCGAAAAAAGATTCTTGGGAGATGCAATGGGAAAGATGTAAACCCTATATAGCAAAAGCTGTTAAACATCAAGATTCCTATACAATTGACGATATAGAGGATAAAATAAGACATGGTATATTCCATTTATGGCCAGGCAAAAAGTCTGCATACATAACAGAATTTGTAATATATCCACAAGTCAAAGCAATGAATTTGTTATTTTGTGGTGGTGATTACGAAGAATTAGAAGAAATGCTACCATCAATAGAAGCATTTGCAAAAGCCGCAGGTATTAAAAGATTATACGGTGGCGGTAGAAAAGGATGGATTAGAAAGATAAAACATCTAGGATTTGAAACAGAACATTTAATTAGAAAAGACTTATGAGTAAAGGAAAGACTACAACAGAATCTACAGCAAGCTTACCAGCATTCCAAGAAGAACAATTTAAAAAACTTTTTGCAGCTGCTCAAGGTGTATCACAACAGCCTTTTGTACCCTATACAGGCCCAATGGTTGCTGGTTTTTCTCCAGACCAATTACGACAGTTTCAAGGTACTAGAGGACTGTTTGAAACTAGCATGGCTGCTGATCCTACCAGAGCGATGCAAAGACTTGCAGGCGAAGCAAGACCTGTTACTGGCCCAGCGGCTTCTCTACTTGGTCAAGACATAGGTGCATATCAATCTCCTTATCAACAACAAGTCATAGACGCAACTATGAAAGACATACAGCGACAAGCTGATGTAGCGCGTGGCGGTGCACAGGAAAGAGCCATTAGAGCTGGCGCTTTTGGTGGTTCACGATCAGCAATATTAGAATCAGAATCACAAAGACCTTTTGTTGAGGCCATGGCTAGAACAGCTGCTGAGCAAAGAGAAAGAGGTTTTGGTCAAGCATTAAGATCAGCAGAAGCAGATGTTGCAAGACAACAACAAATGGCTATGTTTGCACCAGAGCTTGACTTAAGAGCAAGACAACAACAAGCAGGATTGCTTGGTGGTCTACAAGGACAACAGCTCCAAACTCTTGGATTGCTTGGAGGTATGGGCGCACAACAAAGAGGATTACAACAACAAGCTATCGATGCACAAAGAGGAGAATTTTTCAGAGCGCTTGGTTATGGACCATCACAAATTGGTTTATTACAAGGCGGTATGGGTACACCATTAGTATCACAAACACAAACACAGAGTCAAAAAGCTGGATTGGGCGGCATGTTAGGTGGCGCTGCTGGCTTACTTGGCTCATTAGCATTGGGCGGAGCTTTCGGTGCTGGCGGACTCTTTGGAGGCGCAGGTGCGGGTGCGGGCGCAGGTGCAGGCGCAGGTGGCGGTTCTGTTTTCACTGGATTATAGGAGTTTTATAATGTCATTTGGAAAAACACCAACAAATTTACAAGTACCAACACAGCCAGTCAGTCAACCGACTGTTGCACCGACATACACACAACCAACAACTAATCCATACAGCAAGCAACAACAAATTGGTTTATTTTTGAGTGCATTGTCAGATGCTTTAGGTCAAAGAGATCCT